AGCTGCAATCAGAACTGGTGAAGAGGCTCGTCCTCTCCTTAACGATGTCACAGGTATGATTGACCGTTGGGGCCAAGCCAAGACAATCATTGAAGGACAGGGCGTCGGCGCTCAGATTCAAGGAGCGTTCCCCGGTATTGCAGGCTTCTTTGGCGGCGATCAGGTTGCGGCCAACAAGTTCCTTGAAGGCCTCACTGTTGACGAGACCTTGCTAAACACGGCTCGCACGAAGGGCGCTATTTCTAACCAAGAGATGAACCTGTTCAAGGCTCCGATTCCTTCGGTAACGGACGACCGTGAGAAGGTGTGGAAGCCGTGGATTGAGAAGCGCATTGAAGTGCTCAACAAACTCAAGACCTTCTACGAGGGCGAGGTTGCTCGTGGCGCGTCTGCTGGCGCTCCTGCGGGGTCTCCTGCGCCGACTGCTTCTCCTTCTCCTTCCCCCGCGCCTAGCGGAGGTCCTACCCGGATTTCCTCAGAAGCCGAGTGGTCAAGCCTTCCTAGCGGCACTCAATACATTGGTCCTGACGGAAAACTACGAACTAAACGATAGAGGTGTTTATGGCATGGCAAGATGATCCGGTAGTAAACGCCACTGCCCAAAAGGCCCCTGCGTTTTCTGATAATACTAGACGATTCCTTGATTTTTTAGCAAAAGCAGAAGGCGCAGATTACAACGTAATTACTGGCGGCGGTCGTTTTGATGATTTTTCGAGACACCCCGGCGTAGTTGGTATGGTGACAAAGCAAGGCCCGTCAACAGCGGCGGGTCGTTACCAGATTACAAAAACCACCTACAACGATGTTGCTCCAAAACTAGGAATCACCGACTTTTCTCCAGAGAGTCAAGATCGCATCGCCGTTGAATTGATTAGGCGAGGCGGCGCATTAAATGATGTTGAGAGCGGTAATTATAACGCTGCTATTCAGAAACTTGGAGGAACTTGGGCTTCTCTCCCAAGCAGTCCGTACGCAGGACATCCACGCAGGTCTGCGGAATGGGTCAACAAGGCTGTCATGTCCTTGTTCCCCTCTGCTCAGGCTCAAGGAAACCCCACATCTTCACAAGGCGCACCTATGGTAGCAACTGCTAAAGGCGGGTGGATGGATGACCCTGTGGTTGAGCAACCAGCCCCTGCCAAAACGAAAGGCAGTTGGATGGACGATCCGGTGGTCGGCGGGAGCAACAAGGCTACCCTGCCGGACATCACGGTTCCTGCTAAAGCAAACACTCCTGCAAAGCCTGAGAAGAAGACCTCCTTCCTCCAAGACGTAGGTATTGGCGCTGCTGATGCCCTGTCTTTCGGCTTCGCTGACGAAGCGTATGCCAAGGCTATGTCCGCACTCAAGGGAACCAAGTACGAGGACGAACTCAAGACCGCCCGTGAGACAATCGATCAGGCAGGCCCAGGCAAGTATGTTGGCATGGGCGCTTCGTTCCTAGTCCCCGGTGTCGGTGTTGTCCGTGCGGCTAACACAGCAGGTCGTCTTGGTAGAGCAGCCGCAGGTGCGGCAACAGGCGCTACTCAAGGTGCTCTGTACGGCGCTGGCTCGGCTGATGGTGATCTTGCAGACCGAGCTGCTGGAGCGGCAACGGGTGCGGCCACAGGCGTTGTCCTTGGTGGTGCTCTTGGTGGCGTCATCCCGTCTAGCGTCAAGCAGGAAGGCAACGCCCTAATCAAGAAGGCTGGCTCTGAAGGCGCAGCCAAGATGGACGCTGAGATCATCCGTGACATCAACCAAGTGGCTGGTGGAGCAAACCAGCGTGGTGTTGCTGTCGGGGCGACCCAACTCAACGCTCTTGAAAACAGATATATTGGTGACGTTCAGACCGCTCTCAAAACAATCGGAAAGAAAGACTTAGAGGCTTCTGGTCTCAAGGCCGATGACATTGCAGCAGCTATCCGTGATCGTCGAATCATTGGGGAAGACTCACTAAATGCACTCAGGGGAACGACAGCAGGCGATGCCCTGGCTAGCGCGATTGAGAAGGCGCAGAGAGCACGTTCTCTCACTGCCGCTGTCCCTGCCGCTACTAACCCTCTGGCTAGGGTTGGTCGGGCTGCTTTGGATCTGGCTCCGATTCCTCAGCCTGTACGATATGTTGGGCAGAGGGTGCTCGGCTCTCGTCAGACTCGTGAGGACGTAGCGTCTCGGCTGGTCTCTGATAAGCAAGCTGAAGCCGCAGCAAATGTGTTGAGTCGTTTGGGTCCTTCCGACGCCACGACCAACCTTACCTCGCTTCAGCAGATGGCTAACCAAGCCCGTGCGAACCAACTAGCGCAGGCTCAGGCGCGAGCCACAGCCCGTGCCGCCGCCAAGGCTCCCAAGGTTGAGAACCCGAACGCTTTGGTTTCCGAACTTCAGGGTAAGGACCCAACCTACCTTCTCGGACTTTCAAACCAGTTCGGAGCACCTCGAAATGCAGACGAGATGGCTGAGTTTTCGAAAACCATCCGTCAGCAGATGGAGGCACGGGAAGCCCAGAAAAACCTAGCCAAACAGGCTCAGGATGCAACCAAGGCTGCTAGGGATATGCAGACCCGCCTATCGGTTCTCCAAGAGACTCGTAGGCCCCTCGGTGGCGCTTTCCAAGAGCTGCTGCCAGGAGGACGGGCCAACACGAACCTCCCCTCCCGCGAGGCCATCGACGCTCTGCGTCTGGTCAAACGCCAGGGAGGCGCGGTGGGTGAGGCAGCGGACCAAGTGCTCAAGAGCCGTCCGGTCACCAACGAGGATGCCTTCTACGGCCTCCAGAACGCCCTCAGAGGGCTTCAGGAGCGCGGGATACTCTCGGGTAGCCCCCAGGCCGCTGGAGCCGCTGTAAGCCCAGTACGCAACCCTATCTCCTACGCCGAGGCAGTCCGCACAGCCGGTGAGGCCGCAAACCTCGCTCGTTCGTCTGCCCCCAGCAAGGAACTGGCTCAGTTTGCCACGACGGTTGCTAGGACCAAGGCCCCCGCAGACAAGACCAAACTCCTACAAGATCGTCTCGGTAAGACGACGGACCCTGCGGAGATCAGTTACCTAACAAACTTCATAGAACCCTTGACCCGCTTTGGGGCCAAGTAAGGAGACCAATTGAAACCTTTTGATTTGTACCAGCATTTCCACAAGTTCTGCGAGATGCTGGACAACGATAGATTACCAATAGAAACACGCATGGGTTTAGGCAAGGAGTGGCTTCGGGCGCTCCCTGCCGCCATGCTGTGTGTGCCTTATGAACTATCCCGTGACCTGATTCATACAGCAATGCAGGGACGTTTACGAGACAAGGAGCAAGAATATGGAAGAGGCCAAGGAAAAGCCTCCGAACACCCGCAAACGAGCGGGGGACAAGTGGAAGCATCAGGCCAGACCCGGACGGGAGCAGAACCTCTTCGTGAGGATGCAAGAGACCGAGGAGGGAAGGCTGCTGTGGAAGATCTGGACCGACCGAAGATTCCTAAAACCCAACGGAAAGGGACCAGGACGGCCTAGAGGTGCGATGGATGGGATGTACCGCAAAGAGCGGGAAGCCAAGAAAGCCATCGCAAAAGACGAAGCAAAAAGAATGGTGAGGATTATGGAAAAGAAGGGATTTCAGCTCCCAGAGAATGAGTTTGCCCGTGAGGCTCTTGAAGCTGCGGTTGAGACGATGCGTATGGAAGCGATCAACCCTAAAGATAAACTCACTGCTGCACGACTTGTTCTGGAGTTTACCAAGGCCAAACCCGCTGCTCAGGCAGAACTGACCGTTCGCCGTGCAGAAGACTATCTCGCAGAGATTGCCAAGGATATGGTCATCGAGGAAGACAAAGAGTGATGCTTTATGGACGAACAACTGCGTAAGGTCCGTAAGCGTCTCTACGAAGATTTCAAGTTCTACGCAAAACACGCACTCAAGATTCGTACTAAGAGCGGAGAGGTACAACCGTTCGCCCTTAACAAGGCGCAAGAGATCCTGCTGGAAACAATAGAGGGTCAGATTGCGTCTGAGGGGAAAGTCCGAATTGTGATCCTGAAGGCCCGACAGATGGGCCTCTCCACCATGGCTGGTGGCTGGATCTACTCTCAAGTTTCACAGCGCAAGGCAGCTCAGGCCCTCGTGGTTACCCACATTGCCGAGAGCACCAAGGCGCTCTTTGACCTCACCAAGCGGTTCCACGACAACTGCCCAGAGATCCTCAAGCCGCACACCAAGTACTCCTCTCGTAAGGAGCTGGTGTTCGATGTGCTGGACTCAGGATACTCCGTGGCTACCGCAGGTGGTGACGGCATTGCTCGTGGTCAGACGATCACCCACGCTCACCTGTCCGAGTTGGCCTTCTGGCCCACGGCGGCGGCTAAGGAAAACCTGAACGCTATCCTCCAGGCCATCCCAAGCACCAAAGGGACGGCTGTGATTGTCGAGAGTACGGCCAACGGTGTGACTGGGCCGTTCTATGAGATGTGGCGAGGAGCGGTTGAGGGGACTAACGGGTATCTCCCGGTGTTCCTTCCGTGGTCAATCCAAGACGAATACCGAGAGCCGGTCCCTGAGAAGTTCACAAAGACTCCCGAAGAAGAGGAGTTAGCAGATAAATACGGTCTCGATAACGAGCAATTGATGTTCCGCAGACGGAAGATTGCCGCTGTCGGGCGTGATCTCTTCATGCAGGAGTATCCGCTAACGGCTGAGGAGGCCTTTATCACCTCAGGACGACCCATATTCAACCAAGAACAACTCCAAGAGGCGCTTGAAAAGGCCCCAGATCCTCTCCAGAGGCTCGCTTTGGAGGAGGATGAGTGGGTTGAGAACCCTAGAGGCGAACTAATCACCTACCGGATGCACGATCCAGGCGAAACCTACTACATCGGCGCTGATATTTCGATGGGAGTGAGGGGTGGAGACTGGTCTGTAGCTCAGGTTTTGGACTCACAGAAGCGCCAAGTGGCGGTTTTCCGTGCTCATGTCCATCCTGACTACTTCTCGAACGTGCTCTACCACCTTGGGATGTACTACAACACGGCCAAGATCATTCCTGAGAACAACAATCACGGGATTTTGACCTGTACGAGGCTTGCTAAGGACCTAGGATACCCGAACGTCTACATGACCAGTGACGTTGACAAGTTGACGGAGAAGGAAACCTTCAAAATAGGCTTCTCTACGACGGTCAAAACCAAACCATTGATCATTGATCAGTTGAGAGCCGCTCTGCGTGAGCGGGAAATCGAATTAAACGACAAAATCACGATTAGAGAGCTTATGACCTACGTTGCAACCGAAACCGGCGGCATGGAAGCCGAGTCTGGGTGCTTTGACGACTGCGTAATGTCCTTGGCTCTCGCTAATCACGTTCACGAGGGCCGTTACACGCCAATTGTTGTTACTGACGAATTTTATTTTGAGGCACTATAATGGCAGAATCACGTTTCAAACCAATATCAGAAGATGAACTGGCTTCTGTCGTTGACCGCCAGATTCGGCAGTCTGTTGGCTACTACGATAGCAAACTATCGAAGGAGCGGCAGGATGTCATTGACTATTACAACGGCGTAAAGCCCAAGCCCGTCCATGCTGGCAACTCAAAGTACGTCTCCCTCGATGTCTTTGACTCCGTAGACAGCATGAAGGCAGTCCTGCTGGAGACCTTTGCCGCAGGCAATCGCGTGGTGGCTTTCGAGCCTCAGGGCGAGGATGACATCGAACTGGCTAACACGGCCAGCGAGTACTGTGACTATGTGGTCTTCCGTCAGAACAACGGCTACCAAGTCATGTCGGATGTCATCCAAGACGGTCTGATGGCTCGCGTAGGCGTCGCCAAGATCTACTGGGAAGAAAAGTATGAAGAGGTGGAGGAGGAGTTCTCCCACCTGACGGCTGAAGAGGCTGATATGCTCTTGGCCGCGCCGGACGTTGATGAAGTCAAGGTCGAACTCAATGACGAGTCAGGGTTCTTCGATGGAGAACTCAAGCGCGTCGTTGATAAGAGCCAGATCCGCATTGATGTGATCCCGCCTGAGGAGTTCCTAATCACTCCCCAGAGCAAGAGCATCGAGGAGGCTCCCTTTGTCGCTCACCGCACCAAAAAGACCTTTGCTGACCTGATTGCCGAAGGCTATGACAAGAAGCTGGTCGAGAGGATCGGCGCTGAGGATGATTCAGAGTTGTCTCTGGACCCTGAGGTGCTGGCTCGCTTTGAGCAGATCGGCGCAGACCGTTTGAACATGGACGGCGAGGTGCAGGAACAGTCGAAGTTCGTCGTAGTCTACGAGTGCTACATGAACCTGGACATGGACGGCTCCGGGGAAACCAAACTCTACAAGATCGTCAAGTGCGGTAACGTGGTGCTTGACAAAGAGATGGTTGACCGCAAGCCCTTCAAGGTCTTCGTTCCCGTCCCAACGACCCACAGTTTCTATGGCAGCAACTTCGCTGCCCGTGTGATCCCCACACAGAACGCTCGTACCGTCTTGGTGCGTGGCATTCTGGATCACACCGTTACAACCAACAACCCCCGCTATCAGGTGGTCAAGGGCGCTCTTACCAACCCCAAGGAACTCATCGAGAACCGCATTGGTGGTCTGGTGAACGTCACCCGCCCCGATGGCATCAGCCCCCTGCCCCAGCCCTCCCTCAACCCCTTCGTTTTCCAGACCATTCAGTTGCTGGACGAGGACAAGGAGGAGGCCACAGGCGTTAGCCGCCTGTCGCAGGGCCTGAACAAGGACGCAGTATCGAAGCAGAACTCTCAGGGTCTCGTAGAGAACCTAGTGTCTCTCTCGATGCAGCGCCAGAAGATCATTGCTCGTAACTTCGCTAATCAGTTCCTGAAGCCCCTGTACCTTGAGGTCTATCGTCTGGCTGTTGCCCACGAGAAGGCCGAGAAGGTCATCAAGATTGGCGGCACATTCCAGCGCATCATGCCCTCTGAGTGGGCTGACCGCAGCGATGTGACCGTTGAGATGAAACTGGGCTACGGCGAGCAGGAGAAGGAAGCGGCTAAGTATCTCCAGATGCACCAAATGCTGTCTCAGGATCAGACTGTTGGCCCGATGTATAGTCCAGTCAACAAGTTCAATGTCCTGCGGACTGCCTTTGAGAAGGCTGGAGTCAAGAACGTGATGGACTTCCTCACGCCGCCGCAGATGATCCCGCCGCCCCAGCCTGATCCACTCATGCTCAAGCAGGTTGAACTCGAAGAGCGCAAGGTGGCTACCCTTGAGAAACAGGCAGACACCACGGCTCAGAAGGTTAGCGTCAATGCTGAACTTGAGCAGATGCGTCTTGAGATGCAGCGCATGAAGATGGAACTCGATGCCGTCCTGCGCCAGCGCGAGGATGATCGCAAGGAGTTCGATACTACAGCTCGTTACGCTATAGCCACCGAAGAGTTGGCAATGGCTAAAGAGCAGATGGCAACTGACCCTGCTAACGCCAGGGCAATCATTTCACCCAATTCGTAATTAAGGAGAGTGCATGGAAGAAAATATGACCAGCGAGGCTCTGGTGCAGCGAGGTAGTGCTGCTCAGGCGCTTCTGGACAACGACTCATTTCGACAGGTGACCAAGGCCCTGATGGATTACTACATATCAGCAATCCTTGCGTCTAACCCAGACGATGAGAAAGGAAGGAACGCCGCATATTTTAGCAGCCGTGCGCTCCAAGATTTGATTGCAGTCCTGAACCAGTGGGTTGTGATCAAAGATCAAATTATTTCCAATACCGAGGAAGAATAAATTATATGGCAAAGTCAACTATCCGTAAGGACGTTGCGATAAGTGATGATACAGCACCGCAACTTCCGCTCAGTTTTGATGAAAGCGATGCTGCTGACGCATTTTTGGACCGATGGAAGGATGAGGGCAACGAAAGTTCACCCGAAGCCACTGAGGTAGCGAAAGAGAAGACTCCTGAACCCCCTGCGGTAGAAGCGGAGCAGGACCAGGAGGAGGTAGCAGAGACCGAAGAAGACGTTGAGGAAACTGAGGACCCTGAGGAGGAGCCGAGTGATACCGAAGAGACTGAAGAGGAATCGGACGAGGGAGCAGAGGACGAAGAAGAGCCTACTGCCAAGAAAACCCTTGATGATGACGCTGAAGTTGAAATTAAGGTAGACGACGAGGTTCTCAAGGTATCCGTCAAGGACCTAAAGCGGCTTTACGGTCAGGAAGCGGCCTTGACCCGAAAGAGTCAACAGGTTGCCGCCAAGCGCAAGGAAGTCGAGGCGAATGAACAGAAGCTAGGTGCTTCGCTGCAAAAACTATACGAGAAGGCTGCGTCCCGTTGGGAGCCGTACAGCAAGATCGATATGTTGGTTGCCAGCAAGCAGTTGGACGCTGATCAGTTCGCAGCTCTGCGAGCCGAGGCGCAAGCGGCCTATGAAGACTTTCGGTTTATTTCTGAAGAGGCTCAGGCCTTCGTAGAACAAACCAACGCTCAACGCCAAGAGCAAATGAAGCAAGCGGCTCAGGAAGCCGTCAAAGTCCTGAAAGAAACAATCCCTGGGTGGTCCCAGCCCCTCTACGACAACATCCGTGAGTATGCGATCAGTAGCGGTATGGATGCCGATGTGGTCAACAATCTGGTTGATCCCGTGGCAATCCAACTGATCCACAAGGCCCGTCTCTATGACGAGAGCAAGAAGGTTGTCACCAAGAAGAAGGTATTGACCCCCAAGAAGGTTGTGAAAACCACTGTGTCCCCCGAAGCAGGTAAGAGCCTGTCTCCCCAGAAGGAGACTGCGGCTAAGAGGCTACGGGCCACAGGTGATTTGGACGATGCTGCTGAATTGTTTTTAAGCCGTTGGGCATCTTAACAACATCCATTATTCCAAAAGGATTTTATAATGTCTCAATTCCGTACTTATGATCAGGTCGGTGAGAAAGAGGACATCTCCGATGTTATCTCCAACATCTCCCCCACCACGACCCCCTTCCAGTCTCTAATCAAGACTGAGCGTGTGAACAACAACCTGTATCAGTGGCAGGAAGACGCACTGGCTGCTGTCGCTGCTAACGCACAGCTTGAGGGCTTTACCGCTTCTGACGTTGCTCTGGGCGCTACCACGATGCGTCAGAACTACACGCAGATCATGGCTAAGACCATCAACATCTCTGCAACCGCTGACGCAGTTTCGACCTATGGCCGCGCCAAGGAAACCGCCTACCAGCTCTCCAAGAAATCTGCTGAACTGAAGCGTGAGTTCGAGTACCACCTCGTTGGTATCGCTCAGAACGCTAACGCTGGCGCTGCTGCTACCGCTCGTACCTTTGCTAACGCTTTCGGTACTTACGTTGGCGGCGCTGCTGTTATTCACGCAGACGTTACCGTTACGACCGACAGCGACGGTGTTACGGCTGGTAACCAGGCTGGTGCTCTGACCGAAGCCAACCTGCTCTCCGTGAACCAGAAGCTCTATGAGCAGGGTTCTGAGGGCAAGTACATCATGGTCAAGCCTGCTGATGCACTGATCGTTGCTGGCTTTGCTGCTGCCTCGGGCCGTACCCGTGACATCAACACCGGCAACAGCCGTCAGATCGTCAACGCTGTTGACCTCTATGTCTCGCCCTTCGGTGAGCAGAAGGTCATCATCAACCGTTTCCTGAAGGCTGATGAGTGCTTGGTGTTCGATCCGGCTATGTGGAGCCTCGTGGTTCTGCGTCCGTTTACCCGTGAGCTGCTTGCCAAGACTGGTGACAATGACCGTCACATGATCGTTGGCGAGTACTCGCTGAAGCACAAGAACGTGCGTGGCACAGGCCGTATCACGAACCTGACCGGCACGAACCCGACCCTTCCCTAATCATTGATTAGGTAGGTAAGGAATGAGGAGGGGGGCTTAGGCCCCTCTCTTTTTGCTTGGTTCTTTATAACCAACCCCCACAGGGGGCAGCATTTTCAACAGTTTTGGTGGTTGGAGTTCTCTCCTTCTTCGGCCACCGTTTTTTATATCTGACTATGAACAACGAAGACATCAAAGTAGATTTTCAAGAGAACACTGAAGGCCTTGTCGTCCAGAAGACCCAAGAAATCCCGCAGGAACACTTGGATTACCTCAAGGCCTACCGTGCTGATAACAGCACCGGACGCATGGGAGAATACCACAGAGCGGCGAGCATCCCCACGATCATCCACGAGAAGTGGCTGTCGGAGGGTTATGACTGCACCGTCGAGCCAATACGAAAGACCCTCGCCAAACTTAGGGCTGAAGGTCTGGATTACTTTATTACTACTGACAAGGCACTGTAATGAACAAACAAGGCATTCGAAATCAAGTCAAGGCATTGATGAACCGGAACGACTTCACGGATGCCTTGGCTGACACATTCATTGACCAAGCAACAGCCCGTATCCAGAGAACCCTTCGCATCCCTCCGATGGAGAAGGTGGAACTCTACACCATCACGGATGTGACCCCGGATACCCTGGTGCTCCCTAACGACTTCCTTAATGTGAAGCATCTGTATACCGGGGAGACCATGCTGGAGTTTGTGGACCTAGGAAAATTCCTAGCCACCCCGACCTACGTTGGGACGCCCTCGATGTACTCCCGCATCCAAGGGACGCTGAAGATCAAACCTACGCCTCCTGAGGATAGCGTGGTCACTCTGGTCTACTACGGCGAGATCCCTGATCTGGTTGAGGACACCGATGAGACATGGCTCTCGGCCATCGCCTCTGATCTGCTGATCTACGGGGCTTTGACCTTCGCTGCTGACTACTTCGTGGACGAGCGCAAGGCCGCTTTCGAGGAGCGGTTTGCAGGAATCTACGCAGAACTGGAAGAGCAGGCTCGCATTGGCGAGATGGACCAGTCTGCAATACGCATTCAACCGACATATTCTGATTATTAAGGAATTGATATGGCGACCAGTAGTTTCTTCTACAACGGTAGCAACGAGCCTGATGAGACCCAAACCCAGACTCCTCCTACCACAACTGAGTCAACGACCGATAGCGTCAAGACCAGTTTCTACTATGGGAGCACTCCTGGTCCTGACCAAAACACATTCAACGAGCTGGTTCAGGAGTTAAATGACAAGGTAAGCGCCGCTGAGGCCGCACAGGCCGCTGCTGAAAGTGCTTCCAACGCCTCCGTCAACTTTGCTCAAGAGGTGGAGTTTACCGCCACCACTGTAGCTACCGGGGGCAATGCAACCGCTACCTACGACCCTAACACCATCACGGTCACCCTTGGCATTCCCGTAGGCGCAACAGGTCCTACTGGACCGACCGGACCCACGGGTCCTCAAGGGGCTATTGGCCCTACTGGTCCCGCCGGCCCCACAGGCCCTCAAGGCATCCAAGGCATTCAGGGGGAAGTCGGGCCTACCGGACCTACTGGTCCCACTGGTCCTCAGGGACTTAAGGGCGACAAAGGGGATACTGGAGACATCGGCCCCACCGGACCTACGGGTCCTACAGGCCCTACCGGACCCCAAGGCATCCAAGGCATTCAGGGCGATAAAGGCGACACCGGAGATATAGGCCCAACGGGTCCTACAGGCCCTACAGGTCCCACAGGGCCTACTGGCCCGACAGGTCCTCAGGGTATCCAAGGGATTCAGGGCGAGGTTGGTCCTACGGGGCCTACAGGTCCTCAAGGCGACCCCGGCCCGACTGGTCCGACAGGCCCCACAGGGCTTACTGGGCCGACAGGGCCTACGGGACCTCAGGGTGATCCAGGCCCCACCGGACCGACCGGCCTAACTGGCCCTACAGGTCCTACAGGTCCTCAAGGGCTTCAGGGAGATCCCGGTCCGACTGGACCTACGGGTCTCACAGGTCCGACTGGTGCTCCCGGTCCGACAGGGCCTACGGGTCCCACGGGACCGCAAGGATTGCAAGGTGTTGCCGGACCGACAGGACCAACGGGTCCTACGGGTTCCCCAGGTCCAACTGGTGCGACAGGCCCCACGGGTCCTACAGGTCCAACAGGACCGAACGGAGCTGGACTGACTGGTGGAGGCACGGACAAGGCCTTCTGGGAAAACGATCAAACCATCACAACTAATTACACAATCACATCCAACAAGAATGCCCTGACTGTGGGACCTGTGACCGTCAATAACGGTGTCACAGTGACTGTCCCGAGCGGGTCAATCTGGTTGGTTCTGTAAGGGAGGCGTATGCCGCTAACGCTAAATGGAACAACAGGAGTTGATCTCATTCAAGATGGCGCAGTAGTCACTGCCGACATAGCCTCCGCAGCAGTCACCCCCGCTAAACTGAGCCAGCCTCTTACAGCAGATACGGTGAAAGCCTCGACCTCAGGGACCAACATTGATTTCACTGGAATCCCTAGTTGGGTCAGGCGAGTCACCATACTGCTCAACGGTGTCTCAGTTAGCGGATCTGCTCTGGTTCGTGTTCGCTTAGGGACTTCAGGAGGCTTTGCCACCAGCGGGTACAACGGAGCGTCCTCTATCATTTCTTCTGGCTCTGCTACCGCAAACAGCAGTGCTGGATTTGACATTTACACGAACGTATCTGGAGCCTCCTTCAACCAGTCTGGGGCTATCCACCTGCACCTAATCGACCCTGCGAACAACATTTGGGTTTGCAGCGGTGTCATAGGATGGGCTGCGGTTACATGGACAACCACAGTTGGTGGAAACATCACTCTTTCAGGCGCTTTGACCCAGGTGCGCGTAACCACTTCAAACGGCACAGACACTTTTGACGCAGGCTCTATCAACATTCTTTACGAGTAGGACTCATTATGGCAATTAAAATAAGCGGCGGAACGACGAACTTCGCCTCTACATTTTCAGCATCGCCTACAGCAGATCGGACGGTGACTGTTCCTGATGTGTCCTTCACATTGGCAGGAACGGACGCTAACCAGACGTTCTCAGTGGCGCAGCGCGGGGCGATCACGGCGCTGACAGACGGCGCAACTATCACGCCCAACTTCAACAACGCAAACAACTTCTCTGTCACCCTGGGCGGCAACCGTACTCTGGCTAACCCAACCAACCTCACGGCTGGTCAGAGCGGTGTCATTGTGATCACTCAGGATGGCTCAGGGTCTAAAACCTTGGCCTACGGCTCCAACTGGAAGTTCCCCGGCGGTACAGCACCTACGCTCACCACCACGGCAAACGCTGTGGATGTCCTCGTCTATTACGTTGAGTCCGCTTCACGGATCTCGGCTCGTCTAATTTCGGATGTTAAATAATGATTACACCTGGATCAGCTAGCCCACTCCTTGCCGCAGGAGGAGACGGGTATCAGATCAGCCGTTCCCTGCGGTTTAACTCTGCGGATAGTGCGTATCTGAATAGGACTTTTGGAACACCAACCAATAACATTAAATGGACTTGGAGTGGGTGGGTTAAGCGTGGTACATTAGGCACAAATCAAAGATTATTTGGGGTTGGTTCAGACGCAAGCGGAATTAATCAAGGTTCTTTGTATTTTGGTTCTGCTGATACTGTTGCATTTTTTCAAGGCAATGGTGCGGGGGCAACAGAAGCAACATTAACCACTACTCAGGTATTTCGTGACCCATCTGCTTGGTATCACATTGTTTTTGTTTATGATTCTGCTAATGCAACTTCATCAAATCGGTTATTGCTTTATATAAACGGTTCTCAAGTAACTGCATTTTCTTCGTCTACATATCCATCGTCTAGTCTTGCTTCAAAAATAAATGCAAATGCTGTAGCTCATGCAATTGGCGTTCTTCCAACATCACCCTCAGTTTATTTCAACGGATACATGACCGAGGTCAACTTCATTGACGGTCAAGCCCTAACCCCATCCTCATTCGGTCAAACCAACGCACAGACAGGCGTATGGGAGCCTATCAAATACACAGGCACATACGGCACTAACGGCTTCTACCTAAACTTCTCAGACAACTCCAACACCACCGCTGGAACGCTCGGCAAGGACTCCTCTGGCAACGGCCTAAATTGGACACCTAACGGTTTCTCGGTAACCGCTGGTGCTGGCAACGACAGCCTTGTAGATACGCCAACACCCTATGGCTCTGATACAGGTGTCGGTGGTGAGGTGCGTGGGAATTACGCTACGCTGAATCCGATTGGAGTTCCATATAACACAGGAACCGCAGCTAACGGAAACCTAAACTGGACTGGCGCTACTACAGCAGACAAAGGAATGGCTGCGACCATTTCGATGGCTTCAGGAAAATGGTATTGGGAGTGTGCAATTACTGCCACATCAAACGCAGCCAACAATTATGTAGGCATAGTCAAAACAACTGGATCGTCAGACGCAAACGCAAACCGAGTTTACATTCGCGGGGATGGACAGGTTTATAGATATGGCACTTTTGTAGGAACTTACACCTCTTTTACGACGAACGATATTATCGGGCTTGCCTATGACTACTCTGCCCAGACGTTAAGCATTTACAAAAACAACACGCTTAATGTAACCATCTCAAGCGTAAATCTAGAAAGTCATTTGCCGTGGGTTGGTGGTTATACAACAACTGAATCTTGGGTTGCCAACTTCGGCCAACGCCCATTCGCCTACACCGCACCATCAGGCTTTAAGGCATTGTGTACCCAGAACCTCCCAACGCCGACCATAGGTGCTACGAGTACGACACAGGCGGGACGCTACTTTGACATTGAGCTATACACCGGAACAGGCTCCTCTCGCTCGGTTACTGGCTCGCCGTTTCAGCCTGACTTTGTGTGGATCAAGGGCCGCAGCGGAGCCACTGATAATGCCTTGTATGACGCTGTGCGTGGGGTTCAGCTTGACTTAGTTTCAAACTCCACGGCTGCTGAAACAACGCAGTCTACTGGCCTTACAGCTTTTAACTCTGACGGGTTCACAGTAGGTTCTCTAGCCAAGGCTAACACCAACACAGCAACCTATGTGTCATGGCTCTGGAACGCTGGCGGTTCTAACGCCACCAACACCAGCGGCACTATCACCAGCACAGTAAGAGCAAACACCACGGCTGGGTTTAGTATTGTTACTTTTACTGCGCCAGCGAGTGGTGGGTTTACATTTGGTCACGGTCTGGGCGTTCAACCAGCAATGTTTATTTTGAAAGACCGGACTAACGCTGGAACCGCATGGGGTGTGTGGCATAAGTCTTTAGCTAATCAAGCGCAATCTTACTTGCAATTAAATAGCACTAACGCAGTAGCGGCTAACGCAAACATCTGGAACAACACCGCACCAACATCAAGTTTGATTAGTACACAGTCTGGTCAGGTTGTTTTAGGTTCGGCTAATAGCGTTTGCTATGTATTTGCAGAAGTCGCTGGCTACTCTGCCTTTGGGTCGTACGCTGGCAATGGTTCAACCGATGGTACGTTTGTTTACACAGGGTTTAGGCCGAGATTTATTTTGCTGAAAGGAACGGGTAACGCCTCTGGCTGGCAGATGCACGACACTATGCGTGACCCATATAATGCGGCAACCAATTTATTGCGAGCCGACTTATCAGGCGTAGAAGGAACCGGAGGCGGTCCACACTTTGACATTACATCAAACGGGTTTAAACTTAGAACGACTGACACTAACTACAATAATGCTAGTTACGGCCCTTACATCTACGCCGCCTTTGCCGAAAACCCATTTAAGTATTCTTTAGCGAGGTAATCATGTTTTTACTTGACGGAAAACCTTTGTCACCTGATGTGGCCTTTGTGACCGCTGACGGGACACAGTACCCCGCCAATTGGCTACGCCTAGCCTCGCCTGAGGAAAGAGCGGCTATTGGCATTACGGAAGCCCCGGAGCCTGAGTCCTACGATCAGCGGTTCTATTGGGGTCCTGGCAATCCCAAGGACCTCGCTGGTCTTAAGGACTCATGGACCACCCAAGTCAAATCATCGGCTGGCTCCCTGCTTTCCTCTACCGACTGGAAGATCACCCGTGCTGCCGAGGGGGTGAAGCCTGTGGACCCTGAGACGCTGGCCGATAGAGCTGCGATCAGGGCCTACAGCAACACCTTAGAGGCCTCCATCACGGCTTGTACGACCGTAGAAGAACTTATAGCCATTGTGACTACACAAGAATGGCCTAGGAGCGATATTGAACGCAATGTGGCAGTTATGGAACCAGAGGTTCCCCAAGGAGAGTTGTGAGCGCATAGTAGAGGAGGCCCTTAAGATCCCCTCAAGAGACGCAGTGATCGGCTTTAGCGGTTCTAATGTCGATACCAACGTCAGGCGCTCCAAGGTCAGATGGATTGACCGAAGCCACCCACAGTTAGGCTGGCTATTCCATGAAGCAACAAACCTCTTTCACATCGCCAACCATAACGCCTTCGGTGCTGAACTCTGGCATCTCAACGAGATGCAGTTCACGGAGTACTCAGAGGACACCCAGGGCTTTTACAACTGGCACAACGATGTGAACTGGGATGATGGCCGTCAGGCCCATCGCAAGCTCTCAATCGTGATTCAACTCACAGACCCTAAGGACTACGAAGGCGGGGACTTTGAGATGCAGCCTTTGCATCTTGGCCCTCCTCCTGCTGATCAATTGAAGAAGCAGGGGTCGGTCATCGTGTTCCCGTCCTTTGTCGTCCATAGGGTGACCCCAGTAACAAAAGGCACACGCCACTCTCTAGTGGCTTGGATCGAAGGACCCAAGTGGAGATAAACTGGAATGCAAACCCCACTGAAGATCATAGGCAAAACCTATAACATTCAAGTGGTGGACAAGGTTGACGAAGAGGACTCGCTCGGAGAATGCAACGACGTTCTCCAGCGTATCCTTGTTCGCTCAGGTCAAAAGCCTGATCAACTCATGGACACCATCTTACACGAGGTAGTCCACGCCATTGACTACCAGATGCACCTCGGGATGACCGAGAGGCAGGTACACGCCGTTGCAGCAGGTTTGACTGCTGTGTTTCTCGATAATCCCAAATTTTATGAACTATGGAACAGATCGAACACCGAGTCATCAAGCTGGAACTTAGGGTCGATGACCACGCCTCAGAGTTAGAGGAACTCAAGAAAACCTCAGACACCCTTGCTGCCACTTTGTCTTCAATTGAGAAGACCCTGAACCAGATCAAGTATCTGGCTATGGGTGCGGCTGTGGTGATTATGGCTCAGTCCATGGGCCTCGATAAAGCAATCAAGTTGTTATTCTAAAGGATATTGGAATGCTAGAGACACTCTTTGGTGGTGTCCTTGGGGGCCTCTTTCGTCTGGCCCCGGAAGTCCTGAAGTGGCTCGATAGGAAGGGTGAGCGGCAGCACGAGCTGTTCATGCTCCAGGCCGAGATGGAGTTTGCCAAGGTCCGTGGCGAGATCGCCATGAAGCAGACCGAGGCAGTGATGACCACGGCTGAACTCTCGGCCATGTCTGAGGCCTACAAGGAGCAAGCTGCTACCGCTACCCAAGCGGGTAGGTTTGTATCTGCCCTGTCGGCACTGGTGCGACCTCTTGTCACATACGCCTTCGTCGGCACTTACTTCGCTGTGAAAGCTGCGGCTTATGTATTGGCCCTGCATCAGGGCGGGGAATGGAAAACCCTGCTGGTCTCCATGTGGAACCAAGATGACATGGCTATGCTCATGCTCATCCTGACCTTCTGGTTCGTCGGTAGAGTCTATGAGAAGCAACGAGGCGCTTGAGGTCGCTGCGACCCTCTGTAGGCGCTTCGAGGGACTTCACCTTAAGCCCTACCTATGCCCCGCTGGTGTCCCCACGATTGGCTGGGGAACCACTCGGTATCCCAATGGAAAGCCTGTGCGGCTAACCGACCCTCCCCTCACAAAGGAGCAAGCCGATGAACTACTTTATGCAGACTTGGCGCGATTCCACTCGGATGTCGTTGCGCTTTGCCCAGGCTTGGCTGGATCTCCTGCACCGCGAGTGGGGGCGATTGTGGACTTCACCTACAACCTCGGTGTGGGACGACTCAAAGCCTCTACTCTACGCCGTCGAATCAATGAAAAAGACTGGGCATCAGTCAAAACAGAACTAATGAAATGGATAAATGCAGGTGGAAGGCCTATCAGGGGCCTAGTGCTGAGGCGACAAGCGGAGGCTAATCTAATTTAAGGAAGTAAAATGATTTCATATCTGGCGGTTGTTTTCTTTTGTGCCGGTCAGGAATGCTTTTTCTGGTCGGGTAAGAAGCTGCATAATACCGAGCAATCCTGCATCAATGACA